TATAGCAAGGTTGCGCAGTTCATCAAGCCACTTGTCAAAGACCATCGTTATGCGAATGGTGACATTGTATCTATGCCTTATCCGTATGATACGAATCCGAAGTGGCCAAAAGAAACACCGACAATTCTGAAATTTCAGATGCAACCATCTGAGGGGTACACTTGGAAAGATCAACCTCTTGCTGAAATGTTGCAAAAAGGCATTTTGACTATTGTCATGCCACGGATTGAGTAAAAGGAGGTTATATGCCGATTGAAGAAGCTGAAAAAATCGCTCAAAGCCAGGTAGCTTGGGCGATTTTGTTTATCTTACTTTTCTTTATTATCATTCGATATCTTATTAAGACCTCGGACAAGCGAGAGAAGAAGATTATGGATTTGCATGAGCAATCAAAGGCTGACTCTAACAGACGAGAAGAGCGTTTGATGACTCATCTTGAAAAAACCACTACAGAATTAACGACAATTACACATACGGTCGGTGACATTCAAAAAGAAATGGTCCGCATGAACGACCGCATGGATGAAATCGAAAAAGGAGAATAACATGCAACAAATCAATGAAATCATCACAAACGGAGCAATCAGCATCCTAGTCATTTTGGCAGGTATCGTCGTTAAAGCGATCAAGGGCTACCTGGTTCAAAAAGGTGGAGAAAAGACTATCAAAATCGTCGAAATCTTGGCCAAAAATGCGGTCAATGCAGTTGAGCAGGTCACTTCTGAAACCGGATATAAAGGCGAGGAGAAACTTGAACAAGCACGCACTAAAATTCGTTCCGAGCTAACAAAATACAACATCAGCATGACAGATAAAGACTTAGACACATTCGTGGAGTCAGCAGTTAAGCAGATGAATGATGCTTGGAAAGGAGAGTAATCATGGATATTGATACAAGTAGATTAAGAACTGATTTGCCACAGGTCGGTGTGCAACCCTATCGTCAAGTACACGCCCACTCAACAGGAAATCGAAATTCAACCGCACAAAATGAAGCAGACTACCATTGGCGCAAAGACCCTGAACTTGGGTTCTTTTCGCATGTGGTCGGTAATGGCCGTGTGATGCAGGTCGGACCTGTAAACAATGGTTCATGGGATGTAGGCGGCGGTTGGAACGCCGAAAGTTATGCAGCAGTCGAATTGATTGAGAGTCACGGAAGTAAAGAAGAGTTCATGCGTGACTATAAGCTTTACGTTGAGCTTTTGCGAAACCTTGCGGACGAAGCGGGCTTGCCTAAAACTCTTGATACAGACGATTTAGCTGGTATCAAGACGCACGAATACTGTACATATAACCAACCTGACAACCATTCAGACCACGTTGACCCTTATCCCTATCTTGCAAAATGGGGAATTAGTCGTTCACAATTTAAGCAGGATATTGAGAATGGTCTGAACGTGGAACCTGGATGGAAGGAGAATGCCACTGGATGGTGGTATGTTCGTTCAGATGGCTCTTATCCAAAAGATAAATTCGAAAAAATCGATGACACCTGGTATTATTTTGACGGTTCTGGATACCTGCTGGAAGACAAATGGAAGAAACATTCCGACGGCAAATGGTACTATTTAGACCCTTCAGGAGCTATGGCTACTGGCTGGAAAAAGATTGATGGAAAATGGTATTACTTCGACAGTGAAGGAGCTATGAAGACTGGTTGGGTCAAGTACAAAGACCATTGGTACTATCTCGATGCCAAGGACGGCGACATGAAGTCCAAACAGTTCATTAAGTCGGCCGACGGCTCTGGTTGGTACTATCTCAAACCAGACGGAACAATGGCAGACAAGCCAGAGTTTACAGTAGAGCCACAAGGCTTGATCACTACGAAATAATTTTTTAAAAATAGAAAGGAAAATTTCTAAAATATTGTTCTAATTGTAACCGCAGGCTCACGCTTGCGGTTTTTTGTTTGCTCTTTTTTAAAAATCGTAGTATAATGAACACGAGTTATATTTTAGTTCTCGAACAGTGAGAATAAGGTCTAACCGAACACAACCTTTTTTAGAAGGTGGCGCCCGATTCGGGCGCATTTTTTGTTTAGGAAAATATTTTTAAAAAATTTAAAAAAGTTGAAGAAAAGTGTTGACAATATATAACAAATGTTATATACTATGATTGTAAAATAAATAAAACAAAAAACGGAGGACCTTACAATGAAAAACGGACACATGATTCTTGGACAACGCTGGACAAACGCGATTCGCAACGAAGCTGGAACATCAACTAAAATGTTCAATTTATCTAAAAAAATTGTTGAATTTCCTGATAATAACTTGCAAGAAATTCACAGTGCACTTTACGGCTTGTTGCGCGCAGGATATGACATCAGCAATATGCGTGATGTGGAAGAACTTGCTAAATATGTTGACGTGAAGAAATCACACGGGAAATTGCTTGATGTTACAAGAGATGATGTCGAATTATATCACAGACTTTTCGTAGCGAGATTTGGCAAATAACAATAAAAATACCCCCTCAAAAAAATGAGGGGGTTTGTAAGATAAAATGGCTGGCAGAGTAACCAGCCTTAGAAAGAGTATAACATGAAAGTAGATACAAATCAAATCGAGTGGCTTTTAAAAAATGCTAGTGGTTACCAAATTGCGAAAATTAGCGGGATTCCACAACCAACGATTTCAGCTCTAGTAACAGGAAAAAGAAAAGTCGAAAATCTCACAATTGAGACTGGTCACAAATTGACTGAACTTGCGAACCAAATGCAGAAAACACCTTAAAAAGCCTTGAATAGGCTTTTTAATTTTCAAAAAATTATTTTAAAAAAAGTTGAAATTTCTTTGTGTTTTCTCTTGACAATATATAACAAATGTTATATACTATGATTGTAAGATAAATAAAACAAAAACGGAGGAAACAAAGATGGAAAAAGTAGCTTATGACAAATCAGGAATCATGAAAGAAGCTTGGGAAATGTTCAATCGCAACTATCAAATCTGCGACTTTGAATATGCGGACTTTTCTGGTCGTGAATACTTCGAATATGCTTCATTCGCTGACTGCTTGAAAGAGGCTTGGGCGCATGAAAAAGAAGTTGTTGAACGCGTTAACCAAAAATACGCTGATGCTGAAACATCTGAAGAAGTCAAAGCGTGGGATTGGGCTTGCAAGAAATTGGGTGTTGCGTTTGAAATGGACGCTCACACAAAAATGACAAATGTTGAAGACATGGAAAAAGAAGCTTGGTCAGGAACTAGCGTGTGGTCACTAGCTATGCGTGCGGTAAAATTGCACATGGAAGTAGCAGCATAAAGAGTAAAATATGGTAAAAGATGATTTAATAAACCAACGCTTCGGCCGTCTGACCGTTCTTGGTGACGTTGGAAAAAGAACTTGTCGGGGGAGAGTTCTCTGGCATTGTCTTTGTGAATGTGGACGAGTTACTTTTGTTCGAGGAGACCACTTAAAAAACGAGGAAATCAGATCTTGTGGGTGCTTGAACGAAGAGAAAAAACATAAGCGCTTCAAGGATTTGACGAATACTGAAACAGATAATTTCAAGGTTATCGATAGAGCGTACTCGAAAAATCAACGTGTTTACTGGAATTGTATTTGCAAGCATTGCGGAAATCACATCGAATTACAAAGCAATCAGATAGAGCGATATTCTAGTTGCGGATGCAAGCGCAATCGCAGTTCAAAAGAGCGAATGGATGAAATCAGTGATCCTGAATCATTAAAGACAAGCAGACCGACCGCTAAAAGTACGACTGGAGTTCGAGGTGTTTACTACAACAAGCGAAAAAAGAGATATGTTGCTTATATCAATGTTGACAAGAAACCAAAATATTTAGGCAGTAGCGTAGATTTGAAAGAAGCAGCAGACATCAGACGCAAAGCTGAAATTGAATATGGGTATAAATAAAGCAGTGACCGAAATCACTGCTTNTGCTTGAAGATGGCCGATTGGCTGAAAAAGAAAGTTTCAACATCGGGCCTGACGGATTGATCACTACAAAATAATTTTTTAAAAATAGAAAGGAAATTTTCTAAAATATTGTTCGAATTGTAACCGCAGGCTCAGGCTTGCGGGCTTTCTTGTTTGCAATAATAAAAGCAGTGACGGAAATCACTGCTTATCAGCTGTAGCAAATTCATAAAGTTTTTCTGCTGTGAGAAGTGCCATTTTGTCCATGCTTGTTTTTCCTTTTCTGAGGTCAGAAACGGTAGTCCATGGCACACCGGCACCTTGTGAAATAGCAGATGTAGAAATAGAACTATTAAGTAATTCTTGAATAACTTTTCTCATATTTTTCTTTACCTCAATTTTTATCTTAATCATATTATATAACGGAGAACCGAGATGTCAAGCGTTTTGATAAATTATTTCTAAATATTTTCGCCCCAAACTTGCCCCCAAAAACTTATTTTTTTATATTTTTTAATAGTTTTTCTTTTTTTAAAAACCATGAATAACAACAAACCAGAAAGACTGATATATATTATTATGTTTGCAGGGGGCATATAATATACTATAGAAACGTTGAATTAACAACGTTTTTTTATTTTTTGGTCAATAATTGGTCAACTAATATCCTTTTTATTTAAACTAGTTAATACTGCACGCACTTTATTATTTTCAATATCAGCTTTTTCTTTTATTAAATGTCCGTAAGTTTCAGTTATTTGTTTTATATCTTTATGTCCCATCAATTTTGATACTGCCCAAATATCAATTCCTTTAGCTAACATTGTTGAACAGTAAGTATGTCTCAAACCTGTACTTGTCATAGTTTGAGGGTGAATCTTCAATGTTTTTAAAATTTGTTTTAGATGCTTATTAATACCTGCATTTGTTATAACATTATAGTTCAAATCAACAAAAATCATATTTTCGTTATTCGTAATTGTGCCATTTTCAATAAATACAGATTGCTCTTTTTTTAGATTCATTAGAATAGATAAAGTATCACTGTCCAATGGAACTGTACGAACGGAATCCTCGGTTTTGGGTTTTGCCCAACGTTTTCTAGCTGTATCGTATCTTCTATAAGTTTTGATTTCTGAAGTTTCCCACAACACACAATCCCATGTGAGACCTGCAACTTCTCCAGTACGCAATCCTGTTTTTAATTGAATTAATAAGAAATGTGGAACAACTGAAGTCTTTAAATCAAGATTACTTTTTAAATATGTTACTAACTTTTGATAATCTTCAAAGCTATGAATATATTTTTCGTCTCTTCGCTTCTTTGAAGGTCGTCCTGAAAGAATAACTCCCTCTGTAAAATCTTCGATGCTAAGCTTATCTCGTTTTGCAAAGACAATCACATTTCTAATTTCCGCATTCATTCTACTTACATTGTCACGACAATTTGTTTCAGCATACTTATTAATAAATGCTTGATATTCACTTGCTTTTATTTTGACTGCTGGTTTATCTTTAAAATAATCTTTAATGAATCTTCCTCGTAAAATATGTTTATAAAATGTGATATCGCTTTTACTAAGTGGTTTTACTGTTAATTCTAACCATTTTTCCCAAAGTGAATAAAACGTAATATTTTTATCTATAATAACTCCATTAATTAACTTTAATTCAAGAGCTAAAGCTTCAATTTCAGCTTCTCGTTTTGTTTTAAATCCAGAATTAGAAGCAACTACCTTTTTATCTTTATCAAAAATCCTATAATCCCATAAATTTTTTTTACCTCGTTTTCTGTATGAAACTGACATGATTACCTCTTTCTAAAAGACGATAACCAAGATATTATCTTGATTATCGTATCATAAACTAAAGATTTCTGCAAAATTTTCTTCAAAAAATTGTTTCGTTTTGCTAGCTAAGAAGTAGTACCGTCCACCCTGATTATTTGGATATTTCACAAAACCATCCTTGTTTTTATCAATATCAATTTTTGAGCGAATATTAGGCTGATAAAGAACATGTTCCAAGAACCAAGGGCGAGATACTGAAATCATCTCTATAACCTCTGATAAGCTCATATATTTCCCCTTTGATGCCTTGTTTTTTAAGTCGAGATATTCATCTTTCTTAACGATGATATGAGATTCAGGTAACATTACTTCTAAATTGTCTATTTTGATTAAAATTTTATCTGTCATATGAATTTTTCTCTTTCTATGATAAAATAGAAGCAGAAATAGTATTTATTATTTCCACTAATTTTAGTTATCGCTGTTTTTTTCTGTTTGGTCGATAGAGGAATCAGCGATTTCTTTTTTTATTTCTGATAAAACATCGTCAGTAACAATATTTATATCTTTACTAATTAATTTTTGAGCAATATCTTCAATACATTGTTTTTGTTCTATTAGCTCAAGATATTGTTTCATTTCAAACGTTAATTCCTTGTACTGATTATCATCAATCTTGACATGATAAACAATGTAATGAATACGTCTATAAAGCTGAGTTATAGGGTCGTTTTTCTGTTTATCGGGAGAAACTAACATCTTGTAAATTTGATTTGGACTGAAAATGCTAGAAATATGAATCTTATCCCACAATGCGTATACATTACTATAACGAGCATGAACTTGATTGGGATATACATCTAATATTTTCAAAAAAGCTTGATAATCAATATCCCCTTTAAATTCGTCCATGAATAAAATTGATTCTCCCATATAATTATCTAACCCACCTGTACCATAATCTGATAAAACATAAACATTTTCAATGCCAAATTCTTCTTTTAAACGAACTTGCATATAACTTTTACCTGTTCCTGAACCTCCCAAATGCCAATATACAGTGATGTTCTTGACCAAAGGAGCGTTAGCGACTTGCATCTGATAATAATGCTCTTTAATCATTTTTGAAAACTTGCGATAAGATAAATTTTGACGCATAATCTCTTCAGGGGATAGACCAGCTTCAAGTAACTCTTGAATCACTTCTAAATCTTTTCTTTTTCCTTGTTGATTCGCTTCAATAATACCATGATTCATCATCGAAACAACAGTTGTATGAGCTTTTTCTTCATGCTTCCCTGTCTTATTGAGATATGCTATGACTTGTTCACGAGTTCCACGAGTCAGCTCAACATGAATAGTGGGGTAGAGCTTTTTGATAGCTGAAAAACGTGTCTGATTCTTTGCTTCTAAAATAAGATGAGAATGATGATTGCCATTATCTCCTATCTCATAATTAGCAGCTGCTGAGCGAGTTTCTTCTTTACCGTCCACCCAAAGATAAATTAGATGTTCAACCATTTCTTCGGGACTATAATTTTTATTTGGGTCAAGATTGTTACGAAATTCATCGACTTGTTTACGAGTTTCATCTGAATACTTTGCGTTATCAAAAGTGGTATCATTGATATTGAAAAGTTTATCAATATTATTTAAAGTACAGCAGAAAGAGCTGGCTTTGTATTGAGAATTAAGTTCTTTTGACATGTTATAAATTCCTTACTTTTTTTGTCTTGTCTTTGATGTTGTGTAAAGGTAATACTAGCTTTACACAACATCAAAGACATATAACTAATCGCGTATATGTGCTTGGTGTACCTGCCTACCTTCGGTAGTAGTACACCGCACTATTAACCATCATTATTTTTAATAGGATAGACTGCACCAATATTACATTTGGCAACAGATGAAAAATTTTTTCCTTCAGGGTCTCTAATAATATCGTTGAATTGATAATCTTTATCTAAATAATTTAATTCCTTTTTTATTTTTGGGAATAATTTTTCAACAATATCAGCACTTTCGTTGTTTGAGGGCAATCTTCCATTTAATACTGCACAATCTTTATAATAAGTGACAGTTAATGCTTTTAATGAACGATTGACTTTCTTTACAATGACTTGTTTTGTATTCAAATAACGTGAAGATTCTTCCATTGATGGCTCTACATTGATGTGAGTACAATAACGACGAATTTTCCAAGTAGCTAGATAGGATTTGATGCTATTGATGAAAGAATCAGAATTAGCTCTTCGAGATATAAAATCTATACTAATTGTTATTAATAAGACAGAAAATGCACTTGCTGTAATTAAACGCAATATCCAAATAAACATTACAAAATAATATAACGTTTCTAAGTGAATTTGAATAATTAAAAACGTTGCTAAACGTTCGATAATAAAGAATATTAATAAAATAAAAATTGTAAAATTAATAACATTATACTTGTTCAAATAATTTTTCATGAATTTTTTTCCTTTCCAATATCATATGTTGGGGTTAGCAAGGGCATAATGTGTGTACGATGTTCACTATCTGTAAACTTGATAATACCTGTACCAATACCTGCTGGAACTACAATATTGTCAACGTTAGCGTTGGGTAGTAAAAATTGGCAAGTATTCGCATTTATCTCGCCTAAAATAAAGACACAGTTAATTTGTTCACGTACTGCTGTATTCCCTGCAAATGCAGTCGCATCAAAACGTTGACTGCATAAAATGAGTGAAATTGAGGTCTGACGACCTAGAAGAGCAATCGTCCCAAGCAATTGTCCAAATGCTTCACGAGATTGTTTTGAACTACCTTGAACCAACGCTAGCAATTCATCTATTACAATATAAATTCGTTCGAAACGCTTGTCAGGCTCTGTCAATAGTATTTCTTGCCGTTCATAAATCTTACCGATGATACGACCTAATAATTCATTAACTTCTGTTATAAAACTGTTCAAGTTTGAACCATGTGTCGGGGCTAATACTTCCAAATCTAAGTCTTTACTTAGTAAATAAATATCAGAGAGTTTCGGGTCTACACAAATAATTTGACTTGTAAAAGACTTAAGACAAGTAATCAAATAACGTAAAAAGTGTGTCTTACCTGAACCTGATGAACCACTGACTGCTAAGTGGGTAACCGATTTCATAGAGACGTTGCAAATGTCATTTTGCATTATTGGAATAGAATTTTCTGATATGTTCTGTTTTATAAAAGATGCGAGATTATCAATCTTTAGACGGCTTGGAATCCCATCCAACCACGGGAAAAAGAAAGCTCGAGCAGAGTTTGGATTTCTAGTGTCGTAAGGGACAAAGTAGGCATTATTTTGAGGTAAGAGTGTCTTGAATGGATAAAGTATCCCAGCACATATAGCTGAAATTTTAAAGTAAAGTTGAGAGTCTAGAGCGTACGAAACAGGAAGATTTGCAATGTAAAAGAATCCTGTGTCATTGCTTGCGACTTTAATATTAAACGAACCTAAATATGATGATTCATTATTAATATCTAGAGCATTATTCAAATTTCTTAGAATGAATTGTTCTAATTCGAATTTGTCTTTACCAAATTCAACTACATCAGCAGAAGTTGCTGATGTAGCTTGAGTTTGGCTTTTATTCATTAAAAAAGCCATTTTTTACTTTCCTTTCTTCAGAATACTTTTTGCCCTAAAATACAGCTGTCCATATTGATTTTCAAATGCTTCTAAATTTTCAAACTCAACGATATCTCCGATTTCGAATTTTGATAAATTTGGCTTATTTTCTGGCAAAAACTTGACCTTAAAAGGATTGTGATTGTCAGTTGCAACGTAGACTTGATAACCTTGAATATTATCAGTTCGTTTCATTTTTTCTTTACCGTTTACAATTTCGCCAGTTTTTTCAAATTCATATTGAATTTCTAACTGTTTACCTACTAGTTTAATGACTTCATCTGAAAGAGCTTGTTCAGCTAAGCTAGCACTGTAGCCGTTAGTTTTTTTAAAAAATGCCATGAGAGAGGCCTCCTTTTTTTGTTTAAATTTGCGGTAGCTTTTTGCGATTGCTACACCATTATCTTAACAAAAATAACCGGTTGAATCAATACAAAATCGGTTATATAAACGATTTTTCTTTAACCGGTACTACTTAAAAAATTGACAATTAAATAAACTAATGATATAATGGTTTTGTCTGAATGACCGATTGTTTGAATGATTTAAACGGTTGTTGAAATGGAGGATGTGTAATGTCGAAAAATTCAATTAAAGAAAAATTTTATGAAGGAAAAAAGTATCAAACTAGTGCGTATTTAAGAGAAAAGTTGGTTTTGTCAGCTGAAAGATGTCGTTCAATTTTACAGGGGTACGAACATAATTCAGAATTAGGAGAAAATCCTAAATTTTACGATGAGGATATTATCAAGAGTATTATTGATGATTATTGCAATAACGAAGTAAAATATAAAGCACTCGAAAAACGTAAAATTAAGCAAGAAAAAGAAAGAGCTAATGCAGAAAAAATATCATTTGAGAATTCTGAATCTGAGTTAGTAGATGCAGGTGAGTGGGTTCTTGTTAATCGTAGAATTGAGAAGGAACTTGTCTCTACAATGCTGAAAAATCTGTTTTCGGCTTTAGGGCTAGAATTTGATATTGAATTATTTTATAAGGATGTTGAAAATGTCGAAAAATATAAATTGCATGTTGGAAATTTCGGCATAGCTCGTCCATTGGAAATTATTGATGCAGAAAATAGATTACTAGCAAACGATGGATATTTGAAAAAAAAAATAAACCGCTGATTTTTTTTCAGCGGTTATTTATATTATTTAATAAAGTCGATATTGCATCTATAATATCTGTTTTTTGTGGTTCTGGAAGTTGTTCAAGTTGACTGATGATGTTTTCTACTTCTTTACTTTGGATTGGGAAATCAAAGTTGAAAAAAGTTTTTTCATCTACTTCAAGAGCTGTTAGAATTTTATTCAGTGTTTGTATTTGAAAATTATATTTTTCGTTTTCGATGTTATGAATATGTTTAGAACCCAGTCCAGCTAATTCTGATAGTTTCTCTTGACTTAACCCTTTTCTGAGACGTAAGTATCTGATTCTTTTTGAAATAAATGTTTGTAAGTTATTTTGATTCATATTTTTTACCTTCTTCTTATTATTGTAAAGATAAAAATTGTAAAAATTAAGTAGCATAAATTACACCTAAAGCAATAATAAGTGTTGAATATTACACTGATAAATGATAAAATAATATAATGAAACTATAAAAAATCACTAAATAAGTGATTAAAGGAGAAATTGATGAAGAAATTGCAAATTCTGACAACTACAGCAGTTATTGGACTTGCATCAGCTGGTATGCCTGCACTTGCTCAAGAAACTAACTCTGATGTAGATACGGCAACAAGTGTAAATGAACCAGCTTTTGTTGAAAAGCCTGTTGTTGAAAAAACATCAGACGTCAAACCAACTCTTGATGCTCAAAAGAAAGTTGTAAAACAAACTAAAGAACAACTTACTGAAGCTCAAGCTAAAGCTGATGACGCTAACAAACAAGTGTCTGACGCTCAAACAGACGTAGCTACTGCTACTGAAGCTGTTAAACACGCTGAAGAAGTTGCTTCTAAGGCTACGCCTGAGAACATTGAAGCTAATAAAGCGGAACAGAAAGCTAATCTTGCTGACCAAGAAGCTAACGCAACTGAAACAGCTAATACTAATGCAAAAATCGCAACTCAAACTGAAGCTGTAGACAAAGCCAAAACAGATGTTGCTAACGCTGAACAAGCACTTAAAGACGCTAACGCTGATGTTTCTGCTAAAGAAACTCAAGTTCAATCTGCCAAAGACGCAATTTCAGGAACTGGACTTGCTCAAGCTGAAGATAAACTTGATGAAGCTAAAGCTCAAACAAAATCTGCTGAAAAGAATGTTACTAATGCAGAAACTGCTTTGACTGATGCTAAGAAAGCTGATGAAAAACGTCAAGAAACTATTGATACTGCTCAAAAAGATGTTGACACTAAAACAACTTTAGTTAACGAAACTAAAGATAACCTTGAAACAGCTACTCAAAAAGCTAACACTGCTTCATCAACACTTACTCAAGCTGAAGATAAATTAGCTAAAGCTACTAAAGCTCTAGATAGCGTAGATATTGTCAAGGTTCCAGATTTAACTCAATTCAAACAAGATAAAGCTTCAGGCGACTCAGACTTCATGACTGACTCTGGTGCTACAGCTATTGAAAACACAGAAGTTTCAATTGGTAAAAATGCAAAAGATGAACCAGTTGATATTGACAATCTAACTCAAGCACAAAAAGAAGAAATCTCTCATTTATATGTTCAGGCATTAAACCAAATTCGCAGAAAACTTGGTGTAAACAACGATACATCAATCACAAAAGAAATGATTGACGTTGCATCAAATCGTGCTAAAGCATATAAAGAAAGAGCTCAAAGTCCGCTTACTCATGGACACATCAGTTTGTTAGCTGGTCAAAACCTCGTTGCTAGAACAGAAAATCTTGCTGGCATCGCACCTAAATCAGAAATCAAAACTATGTACGATTTGAAAAAAGCGGTTATCGATGCTTTAATGCGTACATCATTTGCTGACGCTGCATCAAACTGGGGACATTTAGAAAATAACCTTTCAAGCGCTTCAAATGTTGGTCTTGACATTGCAAACATTAATGGTCAATATTGGCTAGTCATGGTTACCGCAGACAAAGGTACGTCAATTACTAACCCAACAAATGCTGAAGCTATCCAGAAAGCATATGAAGATGCTAAAGCTGAAAAAGATACAGCTCAAACTGCTTCAGAAAAAGCAAATGACGCTCTTACACAAGCATCAACTGATTACGCTAATGCTCTAGAACTTAAAACTTCAGCTGAAAAGACATTAGCTGACGCTACTGCTACGCCAATTCAAACACAAGTTGCTGAAAATAACTTGCGTCTTGCAAAACTTGCTCTTGAAAACGCACAAAAACGTCAAACTGAAGCTCAAAAAGCAGTTGATAACTTCTCAGCTGACCTTGCTTCTAAGAAACAAGCTCTTGATGATGCTAAATCAGCTCTTGAATCAGCTAAACGTGTTCAAGAACAAAAAATTCAAGCTCTTGCTGATGCAAAAACTGAACTTAAAACTCAAGAATCAAAACTTGAAGCTCTTAAAGCTCAAAAAGCTAAATTGGTTGAAGAAAAAGACCGCTTAGTAGAAGAAGCTAAAGCTCTTGCTGAAGAATTAAAAGCTTATGTTGAAGCACCAATCAATTTGGCTAAAGCTAAGACAACATTAGCTGAAAAACAAGATGCTCTTAAAATTGCTCAAGCTAAAGCTGAAACTGCAAAAGCACAAGTCGATGCAATTCAAACAACTCTTGACGTAGAACAAGCTAAACTTGATGAACTTCAAGATAAATTCGATAAACTTCAAGATTTGGAAGAAAAAGCAAAAGATAACGTTATTGCAACATTGCCTGACGGAACTATCATTGCAATTCCTAACACAGCACCAACTGCTGAAGAACTTCCTGAGTTCGAAATTAATAGTTTGAACAGAGCGCTTGACGTCACTATAGATGACAAAGGCAATCTTACTGTGAATGGACATGCTTATGTGGGACAGCAACAAGCATCGAGTAAGCCGATTTATTCAAGAGTTGAACGAGCAAAAACGTTGCCGGAGACAGGTGAACAAGGAAGTTGGTTAGCTATACTAGGTGTAACTATTCTATCTGTTCTTTATACAGTAGGAAGCAGAAAAAAGAATTAATTAGTAAATAAATTAGGCGAAAATTAAACAATAAATACATAATAAAAAAGAGGTTGAAATGAACGAGATAAAAGATTTTTTTATGAAGGTTGTTAATTGGTTTAAAGAACTTTCAAAATTAAAGCAGATAATAGTAGTAGGGATAGCAATAATATCTGTGATGTTTGCTGGTAGCTTTTTAATCAAGAATGACTTGGACGGAAGTTATTCTGGTGAAAAAGGTGGAATTACTATAGTAGTGTCAATACATGGTAATGAAGGAAATCTGGTAATGATTAAAGGTGATGAAAAACATGAGGGAAAAATTGAAAAGATTAATTCAGCTACAAAAACTTTCACATTAAAAGACCCGGATAGGGACTTGACTACAGAAATGACTTTTAAGAAGGAAGGTGACATTTTAAGACTTTCTGATGGTAGCAGTGATGATGAATTGATATTAATCAAAAAATAGAAGACTTAAAAATCAATAAGAAGAAGGAATTATTATGAAATATAAAAATATTTTAATTGGTACAACAATTTTAGGGCTTGTTACTTTTTTACTACCGGTTGTCACTGGTAGAGATATGTCACTTGCTCCGATTAGCCGAGAGGTTGCTAGCTATTTACGTGTTCCATCTCCACTGATTTTGTTTATTTTATGGTATGGAGCATTTTCGATTGCTTTAGTATTATCTTTAGTCAATATTAAATCGATAATCTTTAGTAGAATCAGATTTGTAATTATTATATTGTTAAATATTTATGCTATCGCTGTACATTTAGCAATCACAAGTGAATTATTAGGAAGAACGGGAGCGTTAGGTTTTGGAGGAATAATTTATTATCTTAGCGCTGTAGCAAATATATTTGTATGTATTTTACTTTTTAAAGATGGTGGAATAAATATAAAGAAAGAAATTGATAGTCATAAGTCAGATTCTTAAAACTTTCAATATTTAAAAGAAAACTAAAGTGGTTAGAATTTTGAGAACTATCAAATTAAAATCTTAATAGTTTGTTAAACAACATTTTTATTAGTTGATATATAATAAAAATCTTCTTACTCGAGAAAGTAAGAAGATTTTTAATGCGTAAAATAGTTGTTGGTCAACTTTTGGTCAACTTCTCAATTTTGAATACTAACTAGCGTGTGATAACATCTTGATTTAATCGCTTTTTGGTTATTTATTTTAACTTATTTTAACGCTAATTTGTATGCAGGGGGCATTTTGGGAAGTGTAAAGAAAAGCAAAGAATATACAAAGTGTTTATTTAAAGGCGATCATCACAATTTAGTTTTTAAAAATAATTTAGTATTTTTTATTTCTTTGACCAAACCATGACCAAAATTCAATGAATATAGAGTAAAGTAGATCAGGAATCTGGTCTATTTTGTTTTGTAAAAATAGTGTCGAGCGCATTAAAAACAGAGCGGATAATTTGAGTTATAATTTGCTATATGTTTTTCTTTGTTAATGGTATAATGTAAAATATATAGAGTTATTTATCGAGGTTAGAATTTGGCAAACAATAAAAAGACTGAGTCATTAGGTGTTTCACATCTTTCAACATTCATAGATAGGCATGAGTTGCTTCAATCTTATTTTGATAGAAATGATAAAACTCCAGCGTGGGATGGAGAAATTCATGTTCTTAAATCAGCTAGTGAGAAGAAAAGCGAAATACTCGGTAAAGTCCCTGTTCAAATTAAAGCTACTAGACAAAAAAAGGATGTACTAAAATCATTCTCATTAGATATAAGTGATCTAGAACTATATAAATCAAATGGTGGTGTGGTTTTATTCGTAGTTAGGTTGAATGAGGATAATGGTTTAAGAGATATTTACTATAAGTCATTACCTCCTCTTTCTATAAAGAATTTGCTCAAAAAGAGTAAATTAAAAAATAAATCTACAAATAATAAGAAACTTTCCATACAGATTTTTAAACTGGATGAGAAAAAAGTGTATCCAATGTTATTGGATTTTATAAACAATAGTCAGAAGCAGTATAGTTTCATAAATGTTGAAGGAATTTCGGTTGAGGACATCCCTGAAGATAAAACTCTTAAATTCTACTTTTATGGTCAGGAAAAAGAAGAAATTTTTAACTATCAGGAAGAACATGATCTCTTTATTTATTATTTAGATCCTATAACTGGTATAGAAATACCTCTTGAAAACACAATAAAGATTGTAGAAACTGAAGAAGAAACTGATTTAATTATAAAAATAGGCGATTATGTTTTTCAAGACGTAAAAAGACATCGTTTTCCTGATGGGAGTGTACAGCTTCATTTTGGTGAAGGTTTTAGAATGTCTTTTGATACAAAGAAGAAACAATTCAAATTTAACTATACTAGACCGAATATGCTGTCCCAATCTATAAAGTGTACTCAGGCATTTCAAGAGCTAGGAAAAATCGGATATTTTACCCTTAATGGAAATAAGATAGAATTAGATGAACGGTCAAAAATGGATATTACTTCACTTGATTTAGAGGCTGATATAAAGGGATTGTTAAAAATTTCTAACTTTATGGAAAAAATGGGTATACAAAAAGATGTTGATTTAGATTTCTTTGATGAACAATCTCAAAGAAATCTAAATATTCTTCATTCAGGTCTTGTCTTAAAAAAGAAAGTTGCTTTAAATTATAATGAATCGAAATTACTTCACCTAAACATTGCTAACATCCACATTATAACTTTATATAGTTTTTTGTCAGATAAAAATGGAACTATGATAGACATTTTTACTGAAACTCCTTGGTGCAGGGAAGGAGAAACTGAAGATGGTGATTATGCCGACATTTCAATTTTTGAAGTACTTGATCCCAAAGATTGGCTAAAAATTGATAATTGTAAAATTGATTCGGTTATTGCCTCATTTCAAAGATTAGTAGATAATAATCTGAAATTTCAAGGCGCTGACCGTACTATTATAAAAATAGTTATCGCTGCAGACATGGCAGAAGATGTGTCTAAAAGAGAGTTGCTACTTAATTGGGCTCAATGTCTTTCAGAATGGAATCTAAAGCAATTCAAAGATAGTGAGATATCCATTATAAATGACCTTCAAATTAAATCCAGAGTTCGTGATTTGAATAATGATGAGAAGGAGACACTTAGCAAGATTTTAGATAGTAACAATGGTAATGATGAAATTTGTTTTGGTTCAGCAGTATTATTAAAATCAAAACCACAAGCTGATTTATTTTGGAATAAATTGGATGAAGAGACAAAAGAACGATATTTAGACTTTCCAATTTATAATTTATACATGAAATTAAAATAAATTAAGATAAAGGTTGAATTAAAAAATTAAACAGTAATTGGTATTTAATTATGTAGAATGTTGAACAGGTGTAATAAAATTGGTAAACTTATAAATTAAGAGATAACATACGAAATTAATTGTATAAAAATCTTGAATTAGATAATGGTAAGTGGCAAATTTACACGTTTGTATAAAAATCTGAAGTTATAAAAATAGGATGGAGATAGAATATGGAAATTAAAGAAATAAGTTATTAGGAAAGAGTTCCCAAAAAAATGATTTTAAAATTTAATTTTTTGTGAGAGATTTTCTGAGGGAATATTTGGATCAGCTAGATGAAATGGAAGCTGGATCAGAAAGGATTATTCTTTCATAAAAAGGTGCAACAGTGTGACTTTATCAAAGATCTGGTGACGTTACATCTGTACGCTTAAGTGAACTTTCTTTACAAACAAGAAGTAAATTTTATGTTGTGTGTACATGTACGATTGAGGAACTAAATTTTATAAAGCAATCCGTTTTAGAAAAATATAGGAAGCTAATGCAAGGGATATATAGGATTAGGAGAGAAAATGAAAAGAGTTAAAAAAATATTTATAAATAGACCAATGATGTTGCAGTATTCTCTATCACTTATTTTGGAGATTCCAATTATTATTTGTTTTATCATAAATATTTTACAAGGATTGTGGCAGTGGGATATAACGATAGGTTATACAGTGATCTCTCTTACATACTATATAATAAATTGTGGCGATTGGAATTATTATTTTATTTCGGGATCTGATCAGTCAAGTAAGGAATACATTCTTAAATTTTGGAAATCATTTTTGAATTCACTACTTACAATTACTAAGTATATTTTTATGGGAATTTTATACCAAACGATGTTAGAAAATGTATTTGGGGAGTTCATTTTAGCGGATAATAGAATTTCAATTTATAGTCTTACATTTTTAGTAGCAATGTGCCTTATTTTATGGAAGATTCTATTCATTCTAACTAGGATACCACCTGTTTATACTTTGTTATATATTGCTATTCCCTTGTTTACCTTTTCTTTAATAGGAATAGAAAAATCTATTCTCAGTTGGACTTTTGCATCATTAATATTATCAAGTTTATTACCTCAATTTTTTAATGAAGATATAAAATTATTACAAACAAAGAAATTTACAACAATTGTGAATGATAAAGTTGATAATGAGAGTAAGGGAAAATTTATAAGATTAAGATATCAGTTTTTGTTATTTATCCCATTCTTGTATCTTGCACTTATTTTTTCAGAACGTTTGATATATAGTGATCAATTTAATTTCTTATATAATTATTTATTTTTAAAGCATGAAAATATTTTAACGTTCTCATATTTTTCAGTATTAAATATTATAGTTACGGTTTGTAAAATACTGGTAGTGTTATTTATATTAATTGTATTTTTTGAATTTGAAGACAATATCACTGATAAGTTATCGAAATTTGTTTTAACTAAAGTTTTAAAAAAAGAAATTAAAGCTTGTTTATATGGAAAATATAATAAAGTGGTTTTTCGAGATAAAAAATGGCAGTTCGATGAGTTAGATTATTATTCGTGCATTGGTAACAGTTTTCATAGTGCTAATAAGGATATATATACTTATGAAAGAGGGATTATAAAAACAGAAGATAATTTCAAGAATGTTAAAATAGTTTCCAAGGATATTTTGATTATTGATGAAACCTATTATGTAAAATCTACTTCAGATATTTATAAGACATTGTCGCAAAAAAATAAATCAAATGGTTATAGACTATTAAAAAGGCCAGATTATTTTGTCTTTTTATTTCCGTTTTTTTTGGCAGCTATTTTCATATTTGGTTCTATAGTAGCAAGCAACGTGATGACTAATCATTTTAGAGGCGAGTATGTTTTTGCTAATGTAAAAGAAGATAGAATCGAAAGTGTAGATGAGTCAAAAAAAATTCAGTTCAAAAATAATAAGATTTTATCTTGTAAGGAAATTTATAAAGTAAATAATGTAACGATGCAAATTCTAGATAGTAATTCTGAAGTAGTTGGAGCGTATAATAAACAAGGTATTATTGTATTTAAGGATGATAACCAAAATGTAAGCTATTATATTTTGAAGTCTTCTGAATTATTTAAAATTATAACTAATGAATAGTATTGTTCTTAAATTTTTGAGAGTCATTAGACTTTATGGTAGTGTACAATAAGTTGTGTAAACAAAAACTGAACTTATCGATTCTAGTCAACTATAAACAATCTAATCATTCGTAATGAACCTCTCTTGGATATGAATGGAATATTCATTAAAAAAATTAACCAAAACTTTTGACCAAAAATTGACCTAGAATATACAAAGATGTTGATTTAATTGGCTTTTATAGGTGAGATTTAGTTCCGGCAGGTGGCAATAATTCAATCACAAAACACTGGATTACCAGTGTTTTTTTCTTTGATCTAAAATGGAAACCATTTCAGATGAAAATGGAGGTGTGGTATAATAGGAGAAAGTATAAGTATTAATGTGATTGGGATTTCTCTCCTGATTATGAGATCGGATTAAGTGTTAGTAAGTAGATTCCTGAGAAGGAATAATGATGTTTGAGTAAAGAAGGAAATAGAATGAAAATTTCTGGGACAAGCGGTAACGTTACTTTTGACTATGAAAATGGCTA